GCCCCCGCACACACCAATAGCCTTGAGTGTTCTTCTTGCACCCTTGTCATCCTGAAAATTTCGGACCCCAGAGGCATCACATGCAAGGCATTTTAGTGGGTTCCTTACAAAGACATACCCGCCTTGGCAGTCAATGTAGACAGGTTTTGACTGGCAAAACTCTATCCCTTCAAGCTCGTACACTGGTTCTTCAACCTTCATGTCCATTCCAAATTGCCAAAACGCATCATGCACTGTCTCTTGCACCAGTTGCAGATTGCTTCGGTCCAATATAAGCACACAATCATCCCCATCATTCATGAGTGAAAGCTCAATGCCAAGCTGACGCTTGTACGATAAGCACATACTTGACATAAGCAGGCAGTTGCCTAATGCCGTATTCATGTCCCCCGACATGCGACATCCTTCAACCTGGTATCGCAAAGACCCTCGCTCACCCTTTCTACCAGCAAAGCCCTTATTAATGACCTGGGCTCGCAATAGTTTCCGGAGTTCGCTTTGGGCAGCACCAGAAAAGCATCGCAAGTAAACTTCATGTTCCAGGCGAAGCAATGGAGCTGACACATGTTGGTCAAATCTGCTGGCGTCAAGACTGACAGCCACCGGGTCTGCAAATTTACTCCACTTCTTCTCCAGTGCCTGGGCACGTTGTTTCAAGTTCAACCCTTTCATGATAGTTGGTTCGGTGAGCGATTCATCAGCTGTTCCACACCACAGCTGGTTTATTTCTTTATACACGGAATGCTCAATGCGCTTGATGAAAACACCAAGTGCAGCATTATACACCGCTGTACGCGGTTGTATGACCCTAGGAGCTGGATCCATCTTAGAATCGAAGTTAACCTTCTCATCCTTGATAAACGTCTGCAGGCTCGCATCTCTTCCAGACCACCCTTCCATTTCCAAACGTCCGATGGCTGACTGATACTTTGCCAATTTAGGCCCCCGGTATCCTCTGAGGAATCCCTCGTAACTTAATGGCTCCGTAACCTTCATGCGCATGGCGACCTCATTTAGGGCTTGTCTAAGATGCCGTCTACCCTCATCAGACGGAAGATGTGGTCGCACCAATGTGCCGTTCCCATCTTTCACACCATATACTCTTTCACTAAGGCCCCTGTATAAATTATGTTTGCAATTGCCATGAGTGTTTGGCTTGAATGTTACAAATGGGACACCCAGTGCGCAAAACTGTCTCCCCTTGAGGCACCTATCCCTGTCAACATCGCCCACCAACCAGTTGTGTCCAGTGGGTGTCGAACTAACCCCTTCAGGCAAGTCAATCATACCACCATGACAACAAACTGACCGATATCGAACAAGGCAGCCTCATTTCCGAGCGGGTTTGAAGGATCGGCTGTGCACGTAGTGCGCCAGTCGAATCCTGCCAACACAAACATCCCAGAGTGTGGGGGCCTTCCACCCCTCACCTCGGAAGAAATTGACAGCATTACCAAGCATCAAGCTAGTACCCCTTCTAGACAGCTCACTTAATGCCTCTCTCTCTGCAGTCGAGGGAGAGACCACTAGCATAGCAATCCTTAATTGATACAAAGCCCGATCCTCTGCGGTAAACACGAAGTCCTCATACTCTCGCATGATTCTGTCAACCTTCCTCTCTGTGACCTTTATCTCAGCAATGGTTGGATCCACAAGACCGACTTCTGCTTTTGCTAACCAGAACACTTCGACTAGGTGGTGACCTAGTTCTGGCTGCGCAGGCCCGCCAAGTTCTCCCAACTGTCCAACCAATTCATCTGCCCGGGCTTCCTCTTGTTGCTGGGACTGGTAGAGCCACAACGCCGCTCTATAACCCAAATATCCAGCAAACAAGGTACATGGCATAGCCATGGCCCCAGCAGTCATCCTACCCAATGATCGTGT